GCGTAATGGCTCGTCGTTCCCGTCTTCATGGCGCGCACCACAAGCTCGGTCTTCGCATTCATGAGGCAGAGGAAGTGTTTGGTATCGTGATACGACGTCCGCTGTGTAGGAAGACCTGGAGGGGCCAGAGTGAAGGACTCGAGCTCTTCGAGCGAGACGACCTCTCCGCCCAGATGGGCATATTCCGGACTGACGAAGAGGTGAAGCTTGATGCCCGAGGACTCGAGCTGTCGAAAGTGGGCGATCCTGGACTCCATCGACCGATCTTTGGATCGATCCTCATGGAGGTCGAGGAGAGCTGTCACGAAGGTGATCATATGCCATTGTCTACAAACTTCTGACCTAAATCGCTAAATCCGGGCCGTTGCTTTCCGACGCGCAGGAGGCTGTAGTACCAGCGAGCTGTGGGTTGAAGGCGTTTCCAGTACTGGTCGTTCGTGTAGAGCCAGTGAGCCCCCGTCTCGAGGAAGCGCGCATAGCCGTCTTCCATCGTCTCGATGAGCGTGTCATAGAAGCGAGAGTGAACCAGATAGCCCGAGGCCGTCTGGACCTCAAGGGCTCGTCCGAACCGGTCGTTGTAGGGCTCGCTCCGGAGAAGGTTATACGACAGCATCACGACATCATAGTCTGCGGGGAGGTGCGCAAGGAGGTCGATCCACTCCTCCTGCGTGATGAGGAACTGAAAGTCGTCTTCGAAGATGAGAACCTCATGCAAGCCTCGCGCCTTCGCGAGCTTGAGAACCTCGAGATGAGACAGCGCGCACCCATGGGTTGGGGTCAGACTCGTTCGGGCCGGGAATCGCTCCACCGGGACTCCCAGTCGGGCACACTCGCTTTCAATGTCCGCCCGACGATCGGTCCGGTGATCCAGATTGATGTAGACCGCGTGCATTCCTTCAAGAAGGTCGTCTACCTGTAAAGTAATGCCAGAGTGGAAGAGCCAAGCGCGTCAAGATGAATTCGTCCACCTCGTCCTCCCGCGGTCGACTGGGACCTTTCTGGATATCGGGAGTCACGATCCGATCCACATCAACAATACGTATGCCCTCGAGCGTCTCGGGTGGACGGGCTCGCTGTTTGATTGCGATCCGAAATGGAAGGCTCCGACGGAACAAGCTCGCACATCGCCCTTCTACTGCGAGGATGTCTCCACCTTCGACTGGACCTCGTTCTTCGGACCTGCAGGGACCACGATTGACTATCTCTCCTTTGATGTCGATGAAGCCTCGCTCGCAACCCTTCGCCGGTTCCCCTTCGAGCTTGTGACCTTCAACGTCTGCACAATCGAACATGACCGCTATCGGTTTGGGTCTGCTGTCGCTGAGGAGATGCGATCGATTCTCACGCAACACGGATACGTCATGCTCTGCAAGGACATCTCCAACGGCGGGAACCCGTATGAAGACTGGTATGTGCGCCCCGAGCATGTGCCCGCAGGTCCGCTTCCCCTCTGCACCGGAGTCGATTGGGCAGAGGCGCTTAAAACACTACGAATTCATTACCCGACCCCGTCATCGGAACCTCAGGCCGACGCGTAACCTGCTTTCCGATGTCCAGATAGGGTCCAAAATTCCAGACGAGGAATCCATGGGGGCAGCGCGGGAGAAGCCTCCGCTGATACTCTGCCCGATGCTCGCTCTCAATCTCGCTGAAGCAATAGTTGCTGATGAGGAAGCATCCATCCGGAACGGCATCTCCATAGGTCGATGCAGAGTGAACCCGAACAGAGGGGAGATGCCCGAGGACCATGCGCTGAAGGGCGATGGCTTCGTCAATGTCAACAATATGGTACTCCTCGATGGGCGCGAGGAAATGAAGGGCAAGCGCAAGCCCTCCGTATCCACCTCCGACTTCGACCATTCGATGGGGACCGGGTCCAGCGTGCTCGAGAATCAGCGAGGCGTGGTAGAGATAGCGAAGCGAGGTCGGGGACACCGGATCCGGGAGGGATCCAATCCTCGCAGTGTGGGGATCCCCAATGGAATCGTTCATGGCGCAAAACGCCACAATCTGAGAGAGGGTTAGACGTGTGTCGGTAAGAATCCGAGTGAGGTACTCCTCTCCAAGCGACTGCGAGACATGCTCGAGGATCGGGGTATAGGCAGGATGACGCTTGAAGGGAGTGGGGAGCGATGTGATCGTTTGAAGATAGGACCTGTACTGCGTATACATTGGTATAGAAGGGACGGGCGTACTATAAATGACAACAATCCATCTCCAGGGAGGTCTCGGGAATCAGCTCTTCCAGGTGGCCGCCGCCGAGACGATTGCCCGCGGGTCTGGGAAACAGCTTGTCCTTCCTCCCTGTCCACCGACGCATCATTCGTCCCAGGACTACTTTAGGTCGATTCTCTCAGACTTCGCGCAGTTCCAAGGCGATTGCTCGTCGGCTGAGGTCAAGCTAGACGGGTACTTCCAAACGTACAGGATGATCGGTCCGACCTTTCGCGAACGACTTGTCTGTCCGCCTGACATCCCCAGCCTCCCCGGGGCGTTCCTTCACATTCGGGGTGGAGACTATGTCAATCACTATCTCCACGATGTTGGCCTCTCGACGTATTACGAGCGGGCCGTCCAGCAGTTTCCGGCTGGGACCCACTTTTCTGTCTTGACGAACGATATCTCCTATGCAAAAACGATTCCGGTTCTGCAGACGATCTCGCATACATTTGTAGAGGAACCCGATGAGGTTCGGGCGCTCTGGACACTCGCTCGGTGTCGTGACGGCGGTATCTGCGCCAATTCGACATTTTCATGGTGGGGCGCCTATCTGAACCCAGACCGAACGATCGTCCTCCCGTCGAAGTGGTTCAACGATCCCTCGATGCCAATTGAGGGGTATTTCTTCCCCCGAAGCCTCACATGTCCAGTGTAGGCAGGCTAGGCTTCTCCTCAGGACGCGTCCCGTTCGTCCGGTGTGCAACGACCTCGTCCCAGAAGGCCTGGAGCTGGGGGAGGTGATCCGAGAGCCAGTTCGGGTCCTTGGGAACAAAGTCCTTCTTGACAGACTGAAGGACCCAGTAGATCATCTGGTAGTCCTCGCCGTGGGTCTCAAGATCGTAGACGACCTTCCCATCCTCGTAGACAGCGAAGACTCCCTTGCGCTTGTCGGACTTTGACCATTCGGTATAGTTCACCTGCTTGAAGCGGAACTCCACATATTCGCACTCGTCAATCCCCGTGCACTCCATTTGCATCTGCATCTGGTGCACGTAGCCAATCGGGATCTCGGGCTTCTCGACGCGACTCATCGGACACTTGAACTCGACCAGACGTCCGTAGCGCTTCGGGTCATCGTCCATCGGAATGATGAGCCCATCCGGTGAGGCTCCAAGAAAGGGATAGCGCGGATGCTGGGCGCAGGAGACATCGAGAATGGTGCACCGCGTGGTCTCCTCGTAGATCTTCTTTGCGACAGGCTCAAATCGAGTTCCCCAGAGGAGTGCAGGAATGGGGTTGGACACCGCAGAGTCTCCCGTCGACGGAGGCTCGAGCTTCCGGAGCATGACCTCTTTGCGTCCTTCGGTCGATCCGAAGACCTTGTAGACCTCGGAGGCGGTGATCATTTCGCCTCGCTTCGCGTGCCATTGTGTGGTTCGCTGATCATTCTGCCCGTAAAGACGGAGAACACGTTCAAAGGCACGATCGCGGAGCCAGAGGCGCCCGACGTCTCCGAGCATGAGGGAGTCAACGATGGGGGTAACATGACGTTTGAGTGCTGAGTAGGAGAGTCCTGGTTGTAGAGTACGGCAATAGCGTATGAACTGGCGGACACGAGTCCCGAGATGAGTACAGGGACGATTTTCAAGGAGCCACTGAGAGAGGACATCCTCCATTACTCCTTTGTCTCGTCATTCTGCGAAGGTTCGTTTTCCGGAGGGTGGAGGAGCGCCTGGAACTCCTCCTCCGTAATCCGAGGGATGATTAGTTCCTCCTGCTCGGGAATCTCAACGCCATCGAGAAGTTTGGTCTCGGTTGTCATGTCCGACCACATCTGCTGAACGATCGACTCGAGCTCAGACTCGTGGGCCTCAATCAGTGCGAGGTCTGCTCCCACCTCAGGTGCCATCGCGAACGGATCCACTGCAATCTCCACTGTCCAAAAGTCGTCGGGAAGCTTCCTCTCGCTCATTGTACAACCAAAGCCATTTTCTATGAAAGCCCTGAACTCACATATGGAGACCATCACCTCGAAAGAAGACATGGTCCTTCGGCGTCTGTCGACCTTCTATTCGGATGCAGGGCGTCTGGAGAGGATCCAGCCGATTCTCACCGGTGAGTCGAAGATTAGCCTGCGCCTTTTGGATTGGCTTGTGACCAATTACGCGAAGAAGCACAACATTGCGTACCTGACATCCGAGGGGCGCGACGTCAATATCTACCTCCGCTACAAGGCTAACCTGCGCGCGTACTCAAAAAAGATGTTCGATCCCTTCTGTCGCTGGAAGAAGATCACGTTCCTCGGCCTCAACACCACCGTCGGACAGCTGAACTTCTTTCACTGGGTCCTCGAAGATGAGGTCTTGGAGTATCTGTATGCGAATTATGATGCGGTCCAGGCCGACATGGATTCCTGCTCGACGACCCTCCAGCCGAAGGAGGGAGACCGCCGGAAGCGTCATGAACTTTCTCGGTCTGCCACCAAAGCGATTTGTCTGTCAGCGTTCACGCTCTCGGTAAAGTTTGACTAGCAAGAGTAATGTATTCCATCCTCGTCCCCGAGTTTGTGTACACGGACATCTCCCCCGATATTACGGAGACCGATATTGATGTCGTTTCAGATCTCTGGGTCATGGATGGCCGAGAGGTCTATCGTGGGGCGCGGGATCCGCGGTATACGCATGCGAACGTGTATTGGCTCTATGATCAGGATCTCCAGCGCGTCGGATGCTCCGAGCACGCCCTCGACAATGCGGGAGACGTTCGCCTCCTTTGGTTTCGGGACTCAGAGTTTGGGACGCTCTTCCAGGAAGACGGCTGGACGACGAGCAGTGATCTCTGGAGCCGACTTCCCAAGGCTCCCTTTGAGCGATTCCTCAATGAGGGATGGACGACGATCGACAGCTTCCTCGAGCAGTGCCTGTATGGACCGCTCCGGATTCTCACTCCCGAGATGATCATCAAGCGCCCGACGGTCTACACGTGCGCAACCTGCGGAAAACGATCGCTCAGGAAGTCTCCCTTCTGCACGACAACGGAGGCGCCTCTTGATCTACCTGCATTGGAAAAGGTGTTGTTTGTTGATTCCGACTTCATCCTTCATACTCCGCCCCCTGACTCCGAGGTCTTTACACGGCTGCAGCTACGTTCCGCCGGCGGTTCGCAGCAGGCTTCGCGGGCTCAGGAGCCGGTGCAGGAGCCGGTGCAGGAACCGGAGCGGGAGGAACCTGAACGGGTTCCGTCTCCTCCTCGTCAAGCGGAACCGCCGGAGCATTCGTCTCCTCCTCAATCTCGTCCGCGAACACCTGAGCAGCCGTCAGACGCTGGGGAGGAGCAACCCGAGCATGCGTGATGCGCCAGGTGACACCGAAGCCCTGTCCGGAGACGTAGACACTCGGCGTGACGACGATGGAGGCCTCAACTCGCTTGGGGAAGACCGAGGAGATGTTCTCGAGATCGACCGCGATCGGCTTGCCGGTGCTGTCGGCGACATCCATGCTGACGACGCCGTCGTAGACAGGAACCTTCATGCGGAAGCTGGGCGGGTACTTGCCGGACGGAACCCACTCGCCATTGACACGCTCGACGCTGGGGCTGAGGAACTGCTTCATGATGTCAGTCAGAACCTCGCGGGTGCGAGACTTGCCGAACCACTTGGCGCTGTTCGCCGTGCCGACATCGAGGAGCTTCTCCTGCATGTCGAGGAGGAAGTTGTAGAGGACGCCGTACTCGCCAGCGCTGGCGTCAGCACGCTCCTTCGCGTAGGTGTCACAGCCCTTGAGCGTGAGCGCCATCTGATAGGTGTTGCCATTCTCCGTCTCGCGGATGTTGATGCCCATGGGATACATCGACTTGGGGATGCGGATCTGAAGGCTCTGTCCATTGTACTTGATCGGAACAGTCTTGCCACCCGCCTTGTTCATGCGGATATCGCCGAAGGAGACCTTGGAGGCATCAAGAGTGGACGCAGAGATGATTGCAGTGGTAGACATTGTGTGAGAGTATACATGTCTTCCCCCGCAAAACCCCCGATCCGTTTTCAGAGCATGTTTCTGAATTGATAAGAGATGCCATCGTGTGCGTCGGTGCGGAAACGGGGAAGTCTGGATCAGTGCCCCTTAAAAGCCCTCACTGGACATACCCTCTGCGGGGTGCATGCGAGAACGAAATCGGTCACGCTCTGGGCCGTTGTGAATCAGGGGAAGGTGGGAGCTGCGACTCGACTTCAAGCGTGGATTCGAGGGGTCCTGCTTCGGCGTCGGCTTCGATTGGGAGGACCTGGCGTTCTCCGTCGAACGGGTCTCTCGAATGATGAGGACTTGGTGACGTGCGAGAGCTCTGATCGCCAGTACCCTCTGGACTATTTCGCTTTCGAGGAGAATGGGAAGATCTGGTGGTTCGATTTTGGCACGCTCTGGAAATGGGCCCAACGCTCGACCGAACCCGCGAATCCGTATACCAAGGTTCCTCTGTCGACTGAGACTCGAACCCGATTGCGGAAGGTCTGGTCGTATCGACGGCGTCACCGAGAGCTCACCCCACTCGATCCGCGAGATGTTGAGGAGCGACTGACGGTGCGGTGGACGATCATCAGCCAGGCCGTCTCCGATTGTGGATTTGGGTCTTTGCCCGTCCAGCCGTTTCTTCAACTCGGGACACACGACTATGTTCGCATGTTTCGGTTTTTGCGCGACGATGTGGCTGCAACCCTTCCAGGCAACGTCCATGCCGGTGCCCTGATTCATCGGTGCCTCATGACAGCGTGGTCAATGTCCCCCGACCAGATCGCCCTTCAGTGTTCCTATGCCCTGATGGCGATGCTCTGCCACACCGAGACTCCATTTCCCCTTGCCTTCTGCATCCTGTCTGCCCTCTATCGTCTCTAAAAACGGATTGGTTCGGGACTCCCAGGAGGATCGTGCCCCCAATGAATATCTTCGTTCTCTCTCGGTGCCCGCATCTCGCGGCTCGCCTTCACTGCGACAAACACGTCGTGAAGATGATCCTTGAAACAGCCCAGCTCTTGTACAGCGCCCACCACGTCCTTGGGACTCCAGACCTTCCCTCGGGAGCGTATAAGAAGACGCATGCGAACCACCCGTGTGCCCTCTGGGTGCGCGAGAGTCGCGCCAACTATCTCTGGCTGGTCGAGCTTGGGCTGGCCCTCTGCGCCGAGTACCGACACCGGTATGGCGCCCACAAGACCCACAAGACCGAGCCCCATCTTGTCTGGCTCAAATCAACACTTCCCGCCCTTCCAGATTGCGAGGCCACCCCCTTTCGCCAAGCCATGCCCGATGCGTACAAGCACCCCGATGCCGTTCAAGCCTACCGCACCTACTATCTCGAAGACAAGGTTCCTCGAGGCATCGTGAAGTACACGAATCGCGAGTGTCCAAAATTCCTGATGGGCGTCTAGAAACTTCGCAGGTCGATCAAACGCAAGCGGTTTACATGACCGCGGGAGGTAAGAAGTATATCAACGCGTTAAAAATGTCCTCCACTACTTCCTCCGTTAAGGCAAACAAGATGCCCGCCGACAAGAAGACCGCCCCCAAGACCGCCGCTGCCCCTGCCCCGGCCCCGGCTGCTGCCCCCAAGGCCGCCCCCGCCAAGAAGGCGGTTGCCAAGAAGGAGACCCCCGCCAAGGCTGAGGTCGTTGTCCCCACCGTTGCGGCGACCACTGCCCCGGTGATCGCGATCTCCTCCGAGGTCCTCCTCGCCACCCTCACTGAGCAGCTCAAGGCGCTCTCCACTGAGTTCACCGCCAAGGTCCGCGATGCGGTCAAGGCGACTCAGGAGGCCGCCAAGGCCGCCAAGAAGGAGGCCCGCGACTCGAAGAAGAAGCGCAAGATCAACCCCGCCGACATGACCCCCGAGCAGAAGGCTGCCTGGGAGGCCCGCCGTGCGAACAACGCCTTCCTCGTCCAGCGCCCGCTCACCCCCGAGCTCTGCACCTTCATGGGCATCTCTGCGGGCTCCAAGCGCTCCCAGACTGAGGTCACCAAGTACGTCTCCGAGTACGTGAAGGCGCACTCTTGCTTCGACCCCAACTTCAAGCGCCGCATCCTCCCCAACGCCGTCCTCGCGAAGCTCCTCCGCGTCGATGACAAGACCGAGGTCACCTACCTCAACCTCCAGAAGTTCCTCAAGG